TTCACCGTGAGCGCCTGGTGGACGCGGCCCGAACAGGCCCACCGGACGCTCGACGTCGAAGCTCTGCGATGGTCACTGGAGAACGGCTTCGCCACCAGCCTCTGCCTCTCCGCGCACAGCGACATGCCATGGGTCGGGGAGTTCAAAGGCAGGGAAGGCATACGCGAGCACAAGGCCTGGTGCGCGGCGCTCAAAGAGCACCGCGTCAAGGTGTTCCTGCCACCGCCCGCCGAGACACCGGGGTTTCACGCCGATGGCAACCATCGCCTCTGGGGGAGGATGTCGTGATACCCGACGCCCTGTTCATCCGCCGCCGTGGACTCGAAAAGGTATGCGACCCGACCGTCGCCCTGATGGGCGGGTTGCATATGATCAACACGGTGCCTGATCTGATCGGAAACGGAACGATCACCAACCTCGCCCGTCAGGCCATAGGTATGCTCAACAATGACGACGCGACCTATGCCGTGCTGTGGCTCAATGAAAACCACTCGAATAATAGTTTCGATAGAGAGTTGTTCCGAAAACGTCTCGATGGTTGTCAGATCGTCATCCTGGGCTTCAGGCCCGCCCCGGAGCCGACACGCTATAAAACCTTCATGTGGCCCGAAGATCCAACCGACCCAGAACTCGTCAAGGAGTTCACGTGGCAGCGTCACGCCGCGCGAGTATCATCGCTCAGACCCTTCGCGAGACAAGACCCCAACATCGTCATACCGGATGGCAACCAGCGGCTCTGGACGGCGCGGGGTCAGGGACGCACCTCGTAAGCGATGCCGCGATCATGATCGACAGCGTAATTTTTTCCCCAGTTCGGCCTCGTAATGATCTTGGCGTGATCGGTGAGCACCAGCCCCGCATCGCGGTCAAACGTTATGTCCTCATCGCCCACGCCCATAGCGCGGACGATCAGGTAGCGTGTCCAAATATCGTGGATCTCGTGATTGATGAAGCCCTGCCCTCGCAGTTTCGCACGCAGCTCTTTATAGATCACGACAACACCTCCATCGCGGCTACGATGAACGCCTCGGCCTGGGGCGCGCAGAGCGCATTGCCGTAGCCCCGCAAACGTCCCACGCGGGCGGCAGCCCCTGCATCCATCGGGAATGTTCCGGCTTCAACGACCCGCCATCTTTGGTCCTCGCAGAGGAGCCAGTCAGCATCGCGCCAGAACCCGTTAACCGGGCCGGGCGCAGCGTGTCCACCAACCACACCATGCGCCCCAACAGCCAGTTGGTCGGGACGCTCTGCCTCTGTCGATCCTTGTAATCTCGCGAGACCGGCGTCGGCCAACCGACCCGTTGGATCCACGGGAGCGCGTCCGGCCTGGGCGAGCCAGTAGAGTCGCTGCCTGATATGCGGTGCGCCGACGCTCGCAGCGCAGGTATCGACCGCCCCCACGGCGTGATCCGCTCTTTCCAGATCAGCCGATATAAGGTCGAGCCATTCAAGACCGCCATCGGAGCTAACTTGTTCGCCAATGACAACGACATCTCTCGGCTTGCCATGAACGAGGAGGTGAAAAAACACGGGCCAGAGGTGCCGGTGGTCAGCAAACCCAATGCGCGAGCCTGGCTTGCTGAAAGGCTGGCAAGGGAGGGACGCGGTCCAGACCGGTCGATCATCGTCCCACCCGGCGCGTCGCAAGGCGTAAGACCAGACGCCGATCCCGGCGCAGAAATGGTGCTGCTTAAATCCATGAAGCTCATCGGGGACCACGTCCTCCATGTCCCGGTCGTCAACCACGCCCGGCGCGATATGGCCTTCCTTGATCAGCTCCCGCAGCCACGCGGCTGCCTCGGGGTTGTTTTCATTGTAATAGGCGAACGATGTCATCGCCTGATCTTCACGGCCTCGGAACGAAACACATGGCGACCACCCTGGGCAGGTTTTCGTTCCCCACGGGCTGAAGCACCGTGCGATACAGCCAACCGCCGGGGACGTCGATACGTTCCAGATAGTCGCCCTGACGTGGCGAGGAAACATCGACCCACGTCGGTTCATCGACCCACGTCGGTTCGTCGTCGTCGTCGTCGTCGTTCACGGCTCGGGTCTCCCCCACCGTTTCATTCCATTCCATATAGCCAACGATGCCTCGGACATCGTGAGACCCTCGGGGATCTTCACCTCGCCCGTATCGAGATTGACCGCCACGCCGCACGGCAGGAACGTCACCCATGGATTGTGCTTATACTCAAACACCGTGAACGCGCTGGAGCTGGCATTGGGCAGCTCGGTCATCGACACCGCACCGCGCCGATCAGCGTATTGTGCTCGATCAGTCCGGCCTCGATCAGCGACGGAACCGTAATGAAATCGTCGTCTTCGAGCCCGCGCGCCGCTTCAAGCTCACGCAACGTGATCCACCCCCCGCGTTTTCGTAGATGCTCCACCACACGCTCCTGCGCGGGCGTCATTGCTGCTCTGCCCAACGCCAGTGTTCCCGGAGCTTCTCGTAAGCGAGGCCGCACACCATCGCATGCCCGTAGTTGGTCACCGCCTTTTCCTTAGCGCCCTTGTCCAGATGGTGCTTCGCATACGTGATGAACTGCTCCTCTGAGATCTTCAGTGCCCGCAGCGCCTCGGCCACCGCGTCAACGAGCGTTGTCATAGCCGCAGCCACTCGGCGAGATTGCCACCGGCCACGAGCTGGAAGGCCCGGCTGGTGCTGTCGATGTCGTCATCGTGTGGCAGCTCGGGGAAACCCTCAAGCATACTGAACCATCTCTCGTTCCAATCGCCGCGCAGGACCATCACATTGCCGACCTCCGCCTGGGCGGAGAACGGGGAGAAGCGAGTGATCTTGTCGCCCGTCTCTGGGCTATGGTCAACCGGGTAACCGGCCAGCATGGTCACCAGGCTCGCGATCTGCGACTTGCCCGCCTGGCCTGGATCCTGCGGCAGCCCCACCATGCAGCCGTGCCCGTCCTGGCTCGCGGTGTTCTTGATCATGCGCTCGACCTCATGCGGCGTGCCGCGCATGAAGCGATGGTCGAGCACGATGTAGCGACCGTCCATGGTCCTGCCGATCTTCGTCGCGGTCGTCCAATCGGGGTCGTTCATCTGAGTCAGCGGCGTCGCCGCCAGATCCCAGCCCCTGCCCGTGACCAGGTTCGCGGGCGCGATGTCCACCACATGCGTCCAGCTCCGATTGAAATACAGACCGGCGCTCGGGCGGATGCGCCAGTTACCGTTGAGCAGCCGCTCGCGCTCCACCTGCGGCAGCATCATCAGGTTGCCCAGGTAGCCGGGATCGTTCGCCATGAGCGCCGGGTTGTCGGTGAGCTTCGCCGCGATGAAGGTCAGGCTCTTGACCGTCTCGCGCGTATGGCCGGGGTTGGCCTGGAGCGCGGCGCGTTTACTGTCATACCAGATGAGCGCATCGTCGGGCCCGCGCACGAAATACCTTACGATGCCAGATCGTTCCATGATCGGATAACCGGACGATTGATCGATCCACCATGCGATCAGCTCCGCCACCCATGAGCCCGCGTCGGCATTGCAGCTCGCGCGGATGTAGGGCCGGATCGGCGTGGTCGAGCGGTTGCGCGACATGAGATAGAAGAACTGCGCCTTGGTGAATGTCGTTAGCTCGTCGAAACAAAGACAGGCGATCTGCGATCCATGCCAATCCAAAACGGTCGTGTCATACTCAAGATGCGATAGCTTAACGATCCCGCCGCCGATCCATCGCCACTCAAGCAAATGCTGGATCGGTATGGCGTTCGCGTATGGGAAGAGCTTCGCACTCTCGGACCACAGACCACCGGGCCTTCTGAGGTCCGTCGTGTTGCGCCTGAACATTACGCTGTCGAAACCGCGCACCGTGCTCGGGTAGCGCATGGCTTCGAGCAAGAGCGCATATGATTTGCCGGATCCAGCCGCGCCACCAAATATCGCGATATCCGCACCGCATGACAGGAAGGTCTCCTGCGGGCCCGGTTGTGGCGTGATCTTACCGCGTTGGAGCGCCGCGCTCACTAATCCTCCAGCCCCAGCAAATCGCGTATCTCACGCTCCCGCAGGGTCGTGAGCACGCCCATGATGGCCAGCCCGAGCCGGTTGCTCTTGCCCCGTAGCCGCGCGATCTCGTTCGCCCCCTCCGCCAGCAGGTCGTTCGCCTCGCCCGGCTCATAGTGCGCATCGACCTTGCGCATCGCGACCACGATGTCCGTCAGGTCGATCACGCGGCCTTCTCCACCACACCATCGATGATCGGCGGCGGGTCGTCCTCCTCGGGTTGGTCACGCCCATTGCGCGGCAGGTAGAATTGCACCGCCTGTTCTTTCGCGCCCAGGCCGGACTCGGGTTGATCGTTCAACGTGCCCGCGCCCTGCTTCCATTCATCGGCATGACACACCAGCCAGAACTTGGCAGCCGTTATGTTACCGGAAAGACCCGCATTGACAATGACCGCGCCCATGTTGGCCTTGATCGCGTCGGCACCGTGAGTCAATTCGGCTTTGAAATGACGTTTGAGCGTGTCGCGGTTGATCTGCATGGCGTTGGCCATGGACTTGATGGACATGCCGTTCGCGGCCATTACCATAACGAGATGATGATGTTCCGGTTTGAAACCATACTCATTGCCGCCAAAGCCGGGCACCTTCTCTACCTTCTCCACCAGCTCCGACTTCGGCAGCGGCAGCGAACGCTCTTTGCGCGCCTTGCCTTTGTCCATGGGCTTTAGCCCGTGCTTCGGTGTCATGGTCTACCCCATCACCAGCACCGCGCGGGTGCTGAGCTGTGCCCTCACGGGACGGTTGAACGCGATCACCTCCACCCATACGGTCGAGCCGCTGGATGCGCTCACCACGCCCCTGGTGCCGCGCATGGTGCCCTCGATTATCTCCACGTCCGACCCAGCGGGGATCACGCTCAACGCATCGTTGCGCATGATACCACCTGGGCAGCGTGCCTGAATATCGATGAACACCTGATCGGTGATCGACCCGAGCACGGCGAAAACCCCTGGCACACGCAAGAGCTGTTGCCAGCGGTCGAGATCCGCGTCGGTCAGCAGGAACAGATAGCCAGGGAACCAATGGCGTGTGACCAGCAACCGCTTGCGCGGCGTGCGACGCTGGAACGTGAGCACGTCATGATCGAGGCCGACATGATCGATAATTCTTCGTATCGATCTTTCAGCCGGTAGAAAATAGTTAACGATATGGCGTCGCGGCGACCGCGAGGCCTCGGCATCGATGGCGGTGCTGAAATCCGCGAATGGATCTCGCCCGGCGGTTTCGTGTTCTCGATCCGCACCCTCATACCCCATGCGATCAACCCCTGATAGCATAAGACTACTTCGCGAACCGTCTCACACAACCCCACGAATGTTCCTCCCGCTTAACGTGCAACGGTCGATGCTGTCAACCCTCAACATCCGAGTCCTCACGCCTGGCCGCGCGGCGATAGGCCTTCAGCTCGGCATAGTCAGTCCCGGCGTTGACGAACGTGCCCACGAGCACGCCCGCCATGAACACCCCGGCGAGCGCCACCCACGGGAGGTGCGTCAGCGCGATCAGCGCGCCGAGCACCACGCCGCCGATGAGCACCCACGCGAAGAGGATGCAGACGATCAGCACGCGCCAGGGTCTTTCGAGAAGACGCGGCGCAGCCTGGCCGACACCTCTCGGCGCTCCACGAGGAACTTTTGACCATCGGCGTATTCCAGGAGCGTCGGACCC